GGATCGCCTGTCGGGCCTGCTTGGCCTGGATCACCTGTCGGGCCTGCTTGTCCTGCTTGGCCTGGATCACCTGTCGGTCCTGCTTGGCCTGGATCACCTGTCGGGCCTGCTTGTCCTGCTTGGCCTGGATCACCTGTCGGTCCTGCTTGGCCTGGATCACCTGTCGGGCCTCCTTGACCTGTAAACCCTGCTTGACCTGTCGGACCTGTCAGTCCTGCTTGACCTGTCAGTCCTGCTTGTCCTGCTTGACCTGTCGGGCCTGCTTGGCCTGCTTGTCCTGCTTGACCTGTCGGGCCTGCTTGGCCTGCTTGGCCTGTCATACCTGTCGGCCCTGTCGGCCCTGCTTGACCTGTAGGCCCTGCTTGACCTGTCGGACCTGTGCCAGATGATCCTGATCCTGGTGGTCCGGTCGGCCCTGCTTGACCTGTAGGCCCTGCTTGACCTGTCGGACCTGTGCCAGATGATCCTGATCCTGGAGGTCCGGTCGGCCCTGTCATTCCTGTCGGCCCTGTCATTCCTGTCGGCCCTGTACATCCACATTCCTTCTCATAACAATTAATATCAGACGACGGTCCTTTGGGAATCCACATTATACCATCAATTTCGCTTCTCCGTCTACCATTTGTATTTCGCCAACTCATCGTTATATAAAATTAGTATTTTATTTATTAATTTTATACTTATACTTATACTCTTATACATACGTCGCCTTCGTTTTGACATACTTCACCTTCGTTTTGACATACTTCACCTCCGTTTTGACATACTTCACCTCCGTTTTGTCATACGTCGCCTTCTTTTTGCCATACTTTTCTTTTTCACTGTCTTACTTTTTTTTCTCGTCCCTAAAAAATCCCGTTGTAAGCGGTCTTCCAATGCTAACTTATGTGCGGGTTTGGCCAACATACGCTCAATATCCTTATTGTTTAATACTTTATTAAAGTGTCGCCCATTCTCATTAATATCTATCGCTAAATGTTTCCCATCATAATTGGCATTTATGTCATCAACACGAATCAATTGCCCATTTACAAATGCAAAAGATGAGGCTTGTACATGTGCCTGCCCTGCTTGTGCCTGTGCCTGCCCTGCTTGTGCCTGTGCCTGCCCTGCTTGTGCCATAGTTTACTACTATACGTTTATAAAAAGTACGTTGCCATATTTTTTTTTAAACACGTATAGTAATGGGTCCAAATGAAATAGGTCCAAATGAAATAGGTCCAAATGAAATAGGTCCAAATGAAATAGGTCCAAATGAAATAGGTCCAAATGAAATAGGTCCAAATGCAATAGGTCCAAATGCAATAGGTCCAAGGCTGGTACAAACCGGTGGAGAGAAAACCCCGGCAAAGAAACTACCCAAGTATCCAAAAGAAAAAACAATCGGTATATTTAAGCTAGAAACGTCTAAAGAAATTTATTTAGACAATTATTACAGTAAAGATTTTCTAAAGAACTATTTTTCCAGTTAAACCGCCGAATTTTCTATGAATTTTCCAAACATGTACATTTCCAAACATAGTTTATGATTTATTGTAAACTTTTCACAATAAAAATCAAAACAATTTCTCTCTTCATTTGTCGAATGAATTGAAATATATTTGTAGTTTGACACTGATATAATCCCTATATGAACCTTTTCTTTTACTTGTGGCTTCTGTTCTATTTTCTGATACTCACTGATCCCTTTTAGTAAATAAGGTTTTATTACTTGATCTAAACCTTCATGCTCAGGTGCTATATAATCAGTATAATATTTACCATAAAAGGTTTTCTGACGTAATTTGAACATAAAAGTGATAAATATTAATGACATTGACTTTATTATATAAAATTGTATTTATATAATGGCTAACGTTTTGAAAGTTAAAAAAAAACAAACAAAGAAAAAATTAATCTTGGTGGAAAAGACACCGAGTCCACCCAAGACAAAGAAGAAAATTACCAAAAAAAAAACACCGAGCCCACCTAAAGGTATGAGCCCACCCAAAACATTAAAGAAAAAATTGAAGTCCCCAAAAGGGAAGACAGGTACAGATACAAAGGCGAAGACAGTTAAAAGTATGACTAGACCACCCATTAAAAAACCTAGAAAAAAACTTCTGTTAGACACCGATTTAAAGACATCCAGTGATGAAGGTATAGTAATGTTGCCTGCACCTGTACCTGTACCTGCACCTGGACCTGCACCTGCCCCTGCCCCTGCCCCTCCTCGTTTCAATGAAGCCTTTATTGACATCTTGGGCGAATTAGCAGATATTTTACAACGCCAAGGTGAACCGTTTAAAGCCCGGGCCTACCAGCAAGCGCAAGAAACCATCATGATCTTTCCCACTGATATTTCTACGTTGGAGCAACTCAAGGGCCTCAAAGGTATCGGCAAAGCCATTGAAGGCAAATTAGAAGAATATATAAAAACCGGTACCATCAGGCTACTGGAGCGCGAGCGGGCCAATCCCCTCAATGTGTTGACCCGCATTTACGGCATCGGACCCAAAAAAGCCAAGGAACTCGTGGATAAAGGCATTAAAACCCTGGCTGACTTAGAGGCGAACAGTGCCGAGCTCTTAAACGAAAACCAACGTATCGGTTTGAAATATGCAGCGGCGATTGATACCCGGATCCCCCGTAGTGAAATAGACGACTATAAAAAATTATTGGACCAGACTTTTGCGAAAGCCACACCCCCAGGTTCCAGCTACGAAATTGTCGGTTCTTACCGCCGGGGGGGCTTGACCTCGGGGGACATTGACCTCATCATCACCAGTCAAACAAATAATCCGGCGGCCTTTACCACCTTCTTGGACCAGCTCATCAAGGATAAAATCGTCATTGAGGTTTTGTCCAAAGGCAAGACGAAAAGTCTCACTATCGCCCAATTACCGGGGAAAATCCCCCGGCGGGTGGATTTCTTGTACACGACACCGTCGGAATATCCGTTTGCCATTCTGTATTTTACCGGCAGTAAGAGTTTTAACACGGTCCAGCGTCAACGGGCCCTCGCCCTGGGCTATACTCTCAACGAACACGGGCTCAGTTATATGGTCCAGGGGAAAAAGGGGGCGCCAGTCCAAGGGGCTTTTCCAGATGAAAAATCCATCTTTACTTTTTTGGGGATGGAGTATAAAGAGCCCTCTGAACGCAAAGATGGCCGGGCTTTTCAACTCTTGACTGTGCATTCGGCACCTTTGGCTTCGGCACCTTTGGCTTCGGCACCTGTGTCTATGCCAACAACCGATACAAAAAAGAAACCAACCACCTTGAAAAAGAAACCCACCATCAAAGTGGATAATTTATCAAAATTCAAGCAAGAAGGCCAATCCGCCCTGGTCCTCTTCACCGAGAAAGACTTGAGTAAACTCATACGGGATGCGAATAATGCGTACTATTGTGCCTTCGGTATAGAGCCCTTGATGACCGATAATGAATACGATATTTTGAGAGAGTATACCCTCAAGCATTATCCTAAAAATAAAGCCGCCAAGGAAGGCCATACCAAATGCGACCTTAAAGTAGAGAAAAACAAAATCCCCCTCCCCTATGAAATGTGGTCTATGGATAAAATCAAACCCAACACCGACGCCCTCCTCAAATGGAAGCAGAAATACAGTGGACCCTATGTCATCTCTTGTAAATTAGACGGTATTAGCGCCCTCTTTTCCACTGAAAAAAGTGAACTGAAATTATATACCCGGGGCGATGGCCTCATCGGTCAAGATATAAGTCATTTAATCCCGTATCTTAAGCTCCCTGTCAAGAGCAAAGACCTCGTGGTCCGGGGTGAACTTATCATAAAAAAACTCGTCTTTCAAACCAAATATGCCCAACAGTTCGCGAATCCACGGAATTTTGTAGCGGGGGTAGTTAACAAAAAAACGATAGATCCCGCAATAATGGCTGACATCTCGTTTGTGGCTTATGAAGTGATTAAACCAGTGCTGAAGCCATCGGCGCAATTGACTTTATTACAAGACGCCAGCGCCAGTGCCATAGAAATCGTCAAACACATCACCCTCCCAGCCTTAGAGCTCTCCAATGAGCGTTTATCCGAGCTACTTATGGAATGGCGCGCAGATTATATCTATGAAATTGACGGAATTATCTGTATTGACGATAAAATTTACCCACGGGTCACTGGTAATCCGGCCCATGCCTTTGCGTTTAAAATGGTCTTGTCCGACCAAGTCGCCGAGGCCCTGGTCACGGATGTGATTTGGACCCCCAGTAAAGACGGCTATTTAAAACCCCGGGTCCAAATTGAGCCCCTCAACCTGGGCGGCGTAACTATTGAATACGCCACCGGCTTTAATGCCCGGTTTATCGTGGATAAACAAATCGGCGTGGGGGCCTTAGTTCGCCTCATTCGCAGTGGGGATGTGGTCCCACATATTACGGAAGTGGTTCAGCCGGCCGCTCAGCCTTTACTACCTACCGTCCCCTATACCTGGAACGCCACCCAAGTGGATATCTTATTGACCGATAAAACCACTGATGCTACGGTGAAAGAAAAGACGATTACGGGCTTCTTTACACACCTGGATGTAGATGGCCTCGGTCCGGGTAATATTAAACGGATGATAGAGGCGGGTTATGATACCGTCCCCAAAATTCTCGCTCTCAGTGAAGCGGATTTCTTGAAAGTAGAGGGGTTCCAAACCAAACTAGCCCACAAGATTCATACGAATATCGCCCAGCAAATCCAAAAAGCGAGCTTGCCGGAACTGATGCACGCGAGTAATATTTTTGGTCGGGGGTTTGGTACGAAAAAACTCCAATTGATTTTGGATGCCTATCCGACGATTTTAAGCGATCCCCTGCCACCAGCCAGTAAAGTGGAGAAAATTAGTACGGTGAATGGTCTCGCCAAGAAAACGGCAGAACAATTCGTCAAAGAAATTCCTGCGTTTCTCAGCTTTCTTACGAGTGCAAAGTTAACCTCTAAATTGACACCCCAGTCCCAGCCCCCGTCCCAGTCGGGCAACACCGCCCTTAGTGTGAATAAAGACCACCCCCTGTATGGCAAAAAATGGGTCATGACAGGGTTCCGTGACAAAGAACTCATTCAAGCACTGCTCAACGTGGGTTCCGAACAAGGCTCGGCGGTGAATAAGAAAACAGCCCTTGTCATCGTCAAAGATTTAAACGAAGACAATGTAAAGGTTGCAGAGGCCCAAAAACTCAATATACCAATTATGACAGCGGCGCAAGTACGGGCCACTTACACTTTTTAGAAAAACACACTTTTTATAAAAACACACTTTTTAGAAAAAAGTGTCGCAAAAAACACTTTTTAGAAAAAAGTGTGGCAAAAAAACACTACAAGTTATGAGTAAATTCAAAATTAAGTTATGAGTAAATTCAGCACTAAATTACAAGTGTGTTTTTTGCCACACTTTTTTCTAAAAAGTGTGTTTTTTGCGACACTTTTTTCTAAAAAGTGTTTTCTTTCAAATACTTATACAAATCAAGCTTCAGGCGGGAATGTATCTGTTCTCGGTTTAAAGATCCCCCCATTATCTTCTTAACATTCACCGCATATTTCAGTGCAAAATCGTCATCAGCCATATTGCTAGCATTTTCCGTTTGCCACTTGATAAATTCCCCCAACAGTTTTTTATCCAACACAAACACTAATGTTTGAAATTTCTCTTCAGTCAACAGTTGCCATTGACCTTGGCTGTAAGCATATAAAGTATTGGTTTTCTGGTCAAAGGCTTTAATAACATTTCTGTGTGTTCCCCCCTCTACAGGTAAATGTTCTTTTAAAATGTGTAAGAGGGTGCTGGTATAGTCCGACCGGAAAAGATAATCCAAATGTCGGCGGCCAACGGTGAGATTGACCAACACGTCTTCAAAGGACCCTTCAACAAAATGTGCCGGAGTCACATTTAACCACTCTAGTATATTGATTTTCCGTTTTTTCACATCCACCCATTTAGTCAATTCTTGTAAACGCTGTTCCATTCCATTCATTTTTTTAGTTAACTCTAAAATGATTTCATACAAGCCACGTACTGTCGGCGTATCAGTCCGTTCTTCATTTTCCAATTGCCGATCCTTGACTGATTTATTCATAATTTCACACAATAAGACATGCCGACTATAATAACTTTTCCGATGATAAATACGATGGCAGGTCGCACACGTATAACTACTAGACGCAGTCGCAGTCGCAGTCGCAGACTTAGCCATATTGCACTCTTTTTTAGATGTACTGTGTTCTAGAAGAAATTATTCAATTTTATATTTATATATATATATATATATATTACACGTTCACCCTCGTTTCACTTGCACTTTTTTCAACAGTATATGTATAATGACTGGAAATTGTAATTGTGATTATCTGCAACCCCCATCTTATAGTGTTGCCCAATGTGTAAGTTGTTCTTCGTGTACGAGTACCACGGCCTGTAGCAAAGAGATTACACAAAAGCGCATCTGGAATCAAGTGCGGACGCCCACCTCTTTATACACAATGAATGTGGGTTCACTCACTAGCGCGGCGGAGCGTTTGCAGTATGGTCCTCAAGCGAATTGGAACCAACGCAGTGATCGGCAAAATGCCTCTAAGCAAACGGCCTATGTCCCCTCGCACGGGAATTCCACGCGAACATCGTTAACACGTGGAAGACCAGGGGCTTGCGCTCCCGCCGGAACGGGAGTGGATATTAAACACGATTCCTATGCCCGCTATTTAAACCGTAAGAAAGCCGGCAATTTACGTACCCAGCCGGTTAACACCCGGGCGACCAAACCCGAATACGGTAATAAAACCTATGCGACAAATTCCGTGGCCACGAGTATAGTTTGCAACTGCACATTTTTAGGAAAAGTGTAGCAAAACATACTTTTGTGGAAAATAAATTCATTCTCCCGACAATCAATTCAAAGGTTGAACCTATATATTTATGAACCTATATATTTATGAACCTATATATTTATGAACCTATATATTTATGACAAACCCTGTTTAGATTCTTTTTTATTGAGAGAAAAACAGAATAATGTATGATTTTTTATATATATAATATAATAAATGCCACTTAAACTTAATTTAGTCATTAATCGCGGGCAATATAATCAACCCCAACGTCCCTCTGTTAACATAAATAATGGTTTTCCTCGGAATTCTGCGGCCCCACCCCCACAAGTACCACAAGGTGTTAGTATACGCCGAGCGATAAACACCCCACACCAGACTGGGTGTAGTAGCTGTGGGGGCTAAAAAACACTTTTAAAAAACACTTTTAAAAAACACTTTTAAAAAAAGTGTGGCAAAAAAACACTTTTAAAAAAAGTGTGGCAAAAAACACTTTTAAAAAAAGTGTGGCAAAAAACACTTCAGTAAAAAGTAAATTTACAAATAATTTAGTTGTAAAGTTATGTGTAAAGTTATGTGTAAAGTTATGTGTAAAGTTATGTGTAAAGTTATGTGTAAAGTTATGTGTAAAGTTATGTGTAAAGTTATTTTAAAATTTACTTTTCACTGAAGTGTGTTTTTTTGCTACACTTTTTTTAAAAGTGTGTATATAAATGGATTCTTTCAACTTAAACAGCGATTCTTATTCAGAAGTAGAAATAGAAGAGTTATTTAATTTGAAAACCGTCTATACAATGCAAGATATTGCGAATGCAAAAACGGTATTAATCAGCCAATTAAGCAATCATAGTGATTTAGGCGCTGAAAAGCAGCGTGAGATCATGTTTTTTATTGATACCATTGCTAATCGGATTATTAACAAAGTCGCAAATATTTATATCAATAGCAATACTTATAGCGGTAGCAATACTTATAGCGGTAGCAATACTTATAGCGGTAGCAAGGCTCCCCACGATAATCAAATCAACACTCAAGGCACCAATTTTATCATTGAAAAACCGGATCGTTTAGCCGGCCTGAAAGCGGATTTTACCATGGGTAGAGTCACGGTTGATGCCGCTCCCGCTCCACCCGGCTATATTAATCCCATCAATGTCCGGACCATTACCCAAGCCATTAGTTTTGATACCCGGTTTCGCCCCAATTATTATACCAGTAAATCAACCAATTTTGATATTATCTTACCCACCATCCAAAAGAATGTCCTCAGTATGCGTGTTGCAACGATTGAATTACCCCTGACGTATTATGCTGTCTCGCAAAGTCAAGGCAACGCCACAGCTCTCATTATAAATTTATATGACCACCAACAATGCTGGATCTTGACCCTGCCTGATGGCAATTATGAACAATCGTGGTCTGACCACAGTAAAGCGGCTTTTATTGAACCTGCGATGAATTCCGCGATTCAAACAGCGGTGCCGGCCACGATTGATGAAAACGGCAATGTCACAGTGACCGGTGGCACAGGCACACTAGCCCCGACGGATTTAGTCTACAGCCTGGACCGGATAAGCGGTCGCTCTATTTTTTCCGCTCCGGCCGGGGGTGTGTTAGCCACCAGTGGGTTTACAGTCCGGTTTAACGTGAATAATGCGGGGTCACTAAATATGGACACATCTATTCAGCTCCGCCTGGGCTGGCAATTGGGGTTCCGGGCAGCGGAATACATCTGTGCCAATTTGCAATGTGTGTCCGAGGGGATTTGCTTAGTCACCGGTCCACGCTATGGGTTTCTTTCGATTGACGACCACCAAAAAAATACGGGGCCTGCCTATATGGTGGCGTTTGGCAATTCTATTTTACAAAATAACATCATTACCCGCATTAATTTGGCGGCTTTACAAGCTGAAGTGGGGATTTACCAAAGTAGCAGTGACGCGGGCTTGAGTACCCAGTTAAACCGAACAAGGGAATACTTTGGCCCAGTGGATATTCAGCGCTTACACGTGACTTTGTATGATGAATACGGGCGGATTATTGATTTGAATAATATGGATTGGTCGTTTAGTTTGGCGTTTGAAATCTTATACAACTAAAATACAGTACCTAATTCTTTTTTTATGTTTTTAATGTGTTTTTAATGTGTTTTCTTATGCTTATGCTTTTTAAGCGTTTTCTTATGCTTATGCTTTTTAAGCGTTTTCTTATGCTTATACTTTTTAAGTGTTTTCTTATGCTTATACTTTTTAAGCGTTTTCTTATGCTTATACTTTTTAAGTGTTTTCTTATGCTTATACTTTTTAAGCGTTTTCTTATGCTTATACTTTTTAAGCGTTTTCTTATTATTACGTTTTTTTGTCCTTTTCAAACTATGTGTTTTATGTTTCCCTCCAGCCATACTACCCGCTAAATCAACTGGTACTAGTGTAAATATTTCAAAGTTATCATCTATATCACAATGTACACCACTTAAAAGATTGGCTTCTTTTTTGGTAAGTGATTTTTCTACCAAGTATTTTTTTAAGCCCGTAGATACTAATTCAAAAATACGCGGTTCTGGTGGCGGTCCTGCATACATCCATTCGGGTTTTTCAATATAGGTTAGGGCTGACCCAATTTTAACATATTCTTTTGTGGCATCATAATCATCTACACCAAAATCCATAGGAGTCACACCAGTTCTCTTAACTTTATCCATTAAATCCTTAGAACATTCATAATAACCATAATATTTATATTTCCCTTTTCCTTCATTTTTATATTGTTTTCGCAATGAATTCAAAGATTCGCATTCAAATTCACCATTGGTTTTTTTAATTACCAGATTTGAAGGATTTTTTTGTAAATATTTTGAAATATTTTTTTCATCCCCATAAATATAATCAAAACAAATATTTTTGTCCCCTTCGTCTGCCTCATCCTCAATAGTAGCATCGTCTTCTAGTTCTAGTCCGTCTTCTTCCACTTCCTCCTCTTCCTCTTCATCTGGTTCTTCATTACTAAAAATAGCCGCCTGCATAGAACCGGGTGTATAAATAGTGCCTTGCCATGCATCACCAGAAAATTGAGTACCAAGTAAAGTGCAATCCGTAAAGTTTGTCTCACTATCAAAAATCGCATAGCGAAAATCCGCACCGGTTAAATCCGCGCCAGTAAAGTTTGTTCTCTCAAAATTCGCATATCTTAAATTCGCATTAACTAAGCTGGTTTTGCCTACAGATCTTCTATTTTGACTTAAATCTGCGTCTTTAAACGTAGAAAATCTTAAGTCCGCTTCATTTAAATTTGCACCTCTTAATTTAGTATCGTTAAAATTTGAGTGAAACAGTTTTGCATTTACAACTTGAGCATTTAATAATGATGTGTCATAAAAATTAACACCTGCATACGCTGTAGAATTTAAGAACACATTATCCAAGTTTAAATCATATAATTGTAAGCCAGCTGATGTAAGAACATTCATAACGTTATAATTTGATAATTGTTCATCAGTTATAGTATCATAATCTTCATCTGGTTTTATTTCATATGTATTAAAAGTTACAATAGTTGGCGATTTTACTTTATTTAATATAAATGTTACTGTTATAGGATCACGCAATTTGCTAAAGTATACATCTGTAATATCATCTATGGTTTCATTTTGTAAAGTTTCAATTGCATATGTACCGGTAGTTGGTAGACGATAAATATTACGACGCCGAAATTTTGAAGATAATATTTTAATAATTTCTAGATCTATTTTTTGGTGTTCTACATCCCTATCCTGATCTATATTAAACGTTTCATGGGTAAGTTCATTTTCAAAAAATGGCGTTGCTAATACTAACATTCGTTCTTTATATATATCCTTTTCTTAAAAAAATACTTTTTTTTTTGTTACAACGCGCTTGAACACTACGAAGGTTAAAAAGTGTTTTTATAAAACTCTTGGACTTTTTTATTGACTTTGATTTTTCCAGGGTCCAGAGCCGTCAAATACAACCCCTCCAAACTTTTCACCCGTGACAGGGCCACGTACGTCTGTCCGCATTCAAAGATACTGCTACCCACGTCAATCTGGGCTAAATCCAATGACACTCCCTGAGCTTTGTGAATCGTAATCGCCCAGGCGTGAATCAGGGGGATTTGTTTCACCGCAATACTTTGAAAATTCTCACTGACCCAGTTGTGATAACCAATCGTCCGACGTTCACCGTTCCCAAACTGCACCACGGGCAACCCCCCCACAAATTCAATCACTATACCTTGACTACCATTCACAATCGGGTTCGGGCTTTCCATATCAATATTCGCAATACACATCACTTGCGTGCCTTTTTTCAAGAGCAGTTCTTTATCCGCCATAATATTGTTGCTCAGTGCCGTGTATTCCATCTCTTTTTGGCTGTCACTAATATCTGCCCAATCTTTCTCTCCATTGGCTTTGTTCACAGGTGGTAACTCCGTCGGTTTGACATTTACCAAGACATAGGTGTATTGCTCCACCGCCCCCAGTTTCGCCAGCTCTGTCACATTAATTAAATCCACATCCTTGCGTTTGGGTAACAGAATGGACGGTTTAAACAAGAGAGAGGGGGGAATCGGTTTATTTACGTGTTTATTCAGGGTGTCCAAGCCCGATTTATAGAGTTTCCCCACGCGGATTTGATTCAAGATATCTGTATAGGTTTTATCGGTCTGCCGGAAAATCGTTTTCAATTGGATCATGGTATCAAAGGTCGTGGCCCACTGGGCACTTTCAAAACAAAAGGCCGTAGTGCTGGGGTCATTGCCAACCGGCGGGAGTTGATAGAAATCACCAGAGAAGACGACTTGAATGCCACCAAACGGTTTATCACCCTTCTTGCGGACCCGGCGCCCAATCATATCCAGGATTTCAAAGATTTTCAAGGACATCATACTGACTTCATCAATAATTAATACGGCGACTTTCTTCCAGGCTTTGATTTTAAAGAGATTACCAATGACTTTACGGACGACTTCGTCGGGGGTCCCATTGGCTAAACCGAGTCCCGCCCACGAATGGACTGTTTTGGCCTTACAATTCAAGAGAATGGCGGCACAGCCGGTTAAGGCACAGACTTGATATTTCTTATACTTGGCTTCACAAAAGGCGACCATGCGTTTAATTAATTCGGTTTTCCCAGACCCACCGGGCCCGGTGAGAAAGATATTTTTCCCTTTGGCGAATTCATCCAAAGCCAATTGCTGTTCTGGTGATAAATTCAAAATAGTTGATGTATTTAATGTATTTGCCGAAACAACGGGATTTACACTTGCTTCGCTTAGACTTGCTTCGCTTAGACTTGCTTCGCTTACACTTGCTTCGCTTACACTTGCTTCGCTTACACTTGCTTCGCTTACACTTGCTTCGCTTACACTTGCTTCGCTTACACTTGCTTCGCTTAGACTTGCTTCGCTTACACTTGCTTCGCTTACACTTGCTTCGCTTAAACTTCTCACTAATACTGATGTCATTTCAAAAGGCTAATTAAACTAAGTTAAAAGAGAGATACGTAAATCAATTTTATATATATACTTATTTATATATATAAAGGTCTAATAGCTTGAAAGGTCTGTGCACGTTCTCTCTATACAGTGTCTCCGAACGTCACTGTCGCAGGATAATGCAATCCATTCAATGTCTGGGCTTGATTGGCCTCGGTAAAATAATTCGTATTATTAAAACTGATATCCACAAGTCCCACCCATTCGGGGGGATAGCCGGTCAATTCCGTCAAGGGACAACTCTCGTAAAACAGCACGTGTGATGGGTCCACAATACAATAAGTGGGCTCGGCGCTAGCCGTGCTGGGCACAATAAACTCTACTAGGTTATGCGCTGCGTAATTCATTGCATACAGATTTCCACTCCAGGCATCAAATAACGGTGCATTCATCTTTTGATCAGGGTTGAAAGTGTTACAATTTATCTGTTGATTCTTATTAATGGTCTGACCTTTGCTAATATCCATTAAGAGTTGGTGATTTTTGGCTGAGGCTAGACAACCAGAACTAGACTGAGACGCATCCGCCGGGGTCACACTAAAATTACTATTATATCTAAAACCGTTTTTCTTTTTCGGATTCGCCGAATTTAATTTGTTAATGTTATTATTGACTTCTTTGAAAAGCGTTTTTTGCCGTGTCATATTGAGATAATCACTGGCAAATTGATTGGGTGTAAATGTGGTAAAGCACCGATTGACTGCCATAATGTGTCTATACTATACACTTTTAGAAAAAGTGTGGCAAAAAAACACACAAAAAAGACCCTACAGGTAGGGAAAAATACAAGTACGGCATATTTGTAATATTAAAATTGAAATATTTTCTCTCTTATTAGAGAGAAGCAAACTTGAAGCAAAGCAAACTTGAAGCAAAGCAAACTTGAAGCAAAGCAAACTTGAAGCAAAGCAAACTTGAAGCAAAGCAAACTTGAAGCAAAGCAAACTTGAAGCAAAGCAAACTCAAAGAATGTTTAACGACGACTTTATATACATTTATGCATATGTCACGGTGTATATAGTTATTTATATTGCAAAAAATATAACTGAATATAATGAGTTATATATATTATAAATGAAGACTGTTATAAAAGTGTATTTTGCCACACCTGTTACACTTGCACTGTTTCCAAAAGTGTATTAGTTAAAAGCACACGCCGTACAAGGGCACGCCACCACCTCCTTACTCGGCATTTCTACGATGGCGCATGAATTGTAATCATTAATATCATTAATCGGGACGTTTTGGCAATTACACACATATTGATTGTATTGTTTACCCTCTTTGAAATCTAGACGCAATTGATAACTACGTGCATTTGTTAAAACACCGCCTTCACAGTCAATAAAACTACATGGTTTCGGAATATTTACATTGAGCATATTATTATAAAAATAACCATTTTTCTTTACGGGATTCACTGTTGTACCTGTTAGTTGAGCATTGACCTTAATACCGGTATAAATCGCATTCTGCCGTTTCGCTTTGATATAATCGCTGGCATAACCTTTAATCATTTGATTGTTCATTGTTTCTCCTTATATACACTTTTGGAAAAAGTGTGGCAAAACTTTGGAAAAAGTGCAAGTGCAACAGATGTGGCAAAAATACACTTTTAGAAAAAGTGCAAGTGCAACAGATGTGGCAAAACCTTGGAAAAAATAAACTTTTGTAAAAAGTGCAAGTGCAACAGATGTGGCAAAACCTTGGAAAAAATAAACTTTTGTAAAAAGTGCAAGTGCAACAGATGTGGCAAAAATACACTTTTAGAAAAAAGTGTGATGCAAGAAGAGAACTAAGCCAACAATAGTATCCACTAATAAGACCAAATAAGCGTTGCTCAGCCGTTTAAAAGCCATAACAGAAAAAAGTAAATACATTAAGCCGTGAAATAAGCGAAATTTCATCCACCAAATGGGTGCCCCTTGGGTTTCAGGTCCGGTGCGTCTTTTGCCCGTGAAAAAAAGATAAAGAAACCCTATCGCGATTCCTAAAGTAATCAGACCTAGATACGGTAAATAATGGTGTGGGCTATATTTTGCAACGGCAGTTAAAAGTAAGCGAGCCGGAATACAACCACCTAAGAAGAAAAGTAAACGTTTTTGCATAGGGGTCATCTGTATACTTAGTACTTTTATAAAAAGTAGGGCAAAACAATTATTTTGTCGTCAGCCGGTTAACGACAGCCTGATAAGCCTTATTATCACGTTGAGTTAAAGACTTATTCCATTGTTGTTCCAGCAATGCCCGTTCTGAGTCAGTATAATTCGTCGTGTAAAGTTTTGCAATGATATTTTCCGGATGTAAGGTTTCACACTCTAAATTATTTATCAGCATGGTGCTGTAGTTGGGGAGGAGGATGTTGTATAAGGTTTCCCCTCTATACGTCACTTTTTTCACTTGGTCGGAAAAGTCCAAGAACCGATAAGCTGGGACGAGTTGTCCTTCAAAGGCGATTTTATGGTCCTTGGACATGAGGGTTTTAGTATGTGGGAGATTACGGCCTAACGCATGCGGTGCAATGCTAATGAGGTATTTGTCCAAGGTCACCGTACGGGTAACATGTAAAATCGGTTGTTGATGAATAGTATGTAGTTGGGTGTCAATCAATTCAATTGGAATACGACCTTGATCCGTAGTGATGGGGGTACCTGCCGGAAAGCAAATGTTGGAAATTATGGGTGGGTCTGCAATACCATTGGCCGTTCCTCCAGTCCCACCTGTGAAATTTAATGTTGTTGGGAGAGTGCTAGAATTACTATTAGCCCAAATAACTGGTAAATCGGTATTGGAACCATTCACATTTTCATTATATACATTTCCAACAATTTGACCTAAACTATTAATGCCATTAGCAGTTCCTTTATTACCACCTGTGTAACTCAACTTAGATGGAGTTGATGTAGAATCCCCATTAGCCCAAATAACTGGTGATTGATTGATTACTTCATAATTAATAATACCTACAATTTGCCCTAAATTATTAATACCAGCTGCATATCCATACGTGTTTCCTGCTGAATTTAATGTAGTTGGGATGGTGGTAGGTTCGCCATTAGCCCAAATAACAGGTGTTCGTGAAACAAGATCAGTTTTAATAAACCCGACAATTTGTCCTAAATTGTTAATACCTGTTGCTCTCCCTTCAATAGCTCCATTGAAAATTAACTGTGATGGTGGGGTATTTGGATTACTATTATCCCATATGACAGGCGTTATATTACCTCCATAGGTAATAACGCCGACGATTTGCCCTAAACTATTAATACCATTAGCTAAACCTGATATCCCATCAAGGTAATTTAATTTCATTGGTAGAGTAGTAGGTTTACCATCAGCCCAAATCACAGGTGTGGGTATGCCACCATAGAAAATAGTACCAACAATTTGCCCTAAACTATTAATTCCAGTGGCAATTCCGCGATCTCCTCCCGTGAAATTTAACTTTGACGGTGGGGTACTAGAATTGCCATCAGCCCAAATCACAGGGGTTTGTATACCATCATAGACAATAAACCCAACGATACTCATTATATTATATATATATATATATATAATATATTATATAATATAATATATTATATATATATATATATATAATATATTATATATAATGTCAGTCCGAAATCGTACTTATAGAATAAACCGTACCTATTACCTAAATCGCACTTATTCCATAAATTACACTTTAAAAATAAGGATTGGTGGTTTCTGTCAGTATTTATGTGATAGTTGACATGTATTGCCTTGTAATAATTAAAATAAAAATTGAATAGTATCTAAGGACAGAACGTATAAGTATAAGTATAAGTATAAGTACACAGCAGCATGTACCGTTTAGCCGCCTCCCGTTTTAATACACAAACCTGGCAAGAAAATGAGACATGGCGCCGCACCAATAACCACCCTGGCTGTATTTACTGCTCCCCTAAGAAAATAAAAGATAATATATTCAATGACGATATTATCTTTGTATTGGAAATGCATAATGATGAAAATAAAATAAAAGGCATCGGCGTCATCAAGAAACACGAGTGTATAGATAAATACTACCGCATTTATGATGTGGGTAATTATAACCGCTTCACCTATAAAAGTCCCTATCGGCTGGGCATAGAAGAATTGGATGGCTACGATAAAGCCATTGTGGAAATCTTTGACACCCTACTCTTCAAAAGCAAAAAACACATTAAGCGCGCCCAAGGCATCACCGAACTACCCGAATGGATCCTGCAAACCAAGCAATTCAACTTCATCCACTTTTTCCGGGAACTCTTTCGGAAGAAATTTCCGGGGGCATTCGGGACTGAAAAAACGGCACTGTAAAAACGGCACCAGCGCCAACCTGCCATTGCGTACGCCCACGCACCCCAATTTTTTGGCCCAACCTTTTTTACACCTTTGGACATTTAAAACGCCGAATTAATATTAAATTATTTACTTCTTAAATAACATATAAATATATATGTTCTTCCCTTATTTTGTTGGAGTATGTGTAGGAATATTTATAGGAAAAGGAAATGAAAGAGCAAATAACTCATATTATCATCATACAAATAAAATAATAAATTTAGAAAATAAAGTAAAAGATTATGAACGTTTGTTTGGAAAAATAAATAATTAGTGTTTGTGCCTTTATTATTTATAAACACCAGCGTTTTAAATGTCCAAAGGTGTAAAAGGTTGTTTTAAAAGGTTGTTTTTAGTACTGATACAATTGCTCTATCAATAAAGAAAACGACCAATCCACGTCATTCAAATTCACTAGATTGCTTTTATCATCTAAGAGCCGGACGCGCATACGGTCAATATTCACGGGTCCGAAATAGGTCCGCTGATACATGGCCAGGGATGGACCAAATACCACATAAGGTTGGCTCACTTGATTGCTCGTTAAAGACACTTGTCCCGTAGAATCGTAAAAAATATTGGAGCGTAAGGTGCTGATATTGCTTAATGGCAAGAGTGCCAACACATCCGCCGTGGAGGGTCCAACCACTTTATTAGTATAAGTCGTCCGGTTATACAAGATTTCATTCGCCGTGTAGAGTTGCGACTGTGTTAATTGGCGCGGAGAGCTCTTTGTCAAATACGGCAAGACGGCCGGTACTTGTTTTAAAGCCGGATCAATCGGTATAAAGTTATTTGCGCACCCCAAGGTTGCAAAGGTATTGTCAGCGTTTTTTATAGCGGTACTATAATACGCCGGTAGGTCCACTTTATTAGATACATTGGTAATCGTCACGAGACTATTATTCACGCGGTTATTATTGTAATCATCTAATACCAGCATAAAATACGCCGGCCCATAAAGGTTCGCCGGGGCTTGAGCGATACTGAAATGACTTAGGGTTGCGGCCTTGAGTTTATCCGATGATAATTGAACCGTATCAAACGTACTATGCAATTTAGTAAACAAGATATTTTGGTCGGTGCTCCGGTAGCCGAGGGTCCAGCCGAAATTTTGATTAATCCGCATTTGGGTACTACCACAACTGTTATCTAAACAACTGTTGAAAGTGGTGGTATCATAAAAAAACAGGGTGACATTGGGACTCATACTACTAAACACTAATTTCCCCGACACTTCATCATAGGACAATTTCAAGCTTAGTGGCGGTGTAAAATTTGCAAAAAAGTAGTTTAAATACGTTAACGTATAATTGCCAGAGGGCATTTTAACAAAGATCGGCTCGGCTTTACCTTCTTGATACTTGAAACATGTATTTCCCAGGGCATCGTCAAAAATATACCATGAAGTCGGTATTTGAATGGAATTGAGAGTTATAGAGACAACATTATTTAGTCGCTCGGTTAAATCAAAACTAAAGTCTGTATTAAAGGTCGGGGCATTGGTATTGTTCCCGGAATAAGGAATTACGTTCGGTCGGTATTGACTATCAATAGAAACAATCCGCTTGATGGTGTTTTTTAAGGTGGGGTTAATGGTCCCCTGGACATAGGGAATGGGGTGGGATTGCAGGACTCCGAGCCGTTCGCGCTTCATCACAAAGGCATTGTTTTCTTTGCCCTCTTTGTCAAAGATGTCTATTTTTTGTTTGCGGTCGGTAGGTTTGGTGCGTTCTACTTCGTCGTTGGTTTGTTCGGGATATTGATTTTGCCACCAATTCCCTTGTTGAGTATTTGCGTCATATTGAATATTGTCTTGATCATTTTTATAGGCTGTATCATCCTCTTCTTCGTCTTGATTGCTGCCATCGGCATCTTCGTTACCATCAGCTTCGTTACCATCAGCTTCGTTACCATCAGCTTCGTTACCATCAGCATCTTCGTTACCATCAGCCTCTTCGTTACCATCATCCTCAAACAGCCCCTCAATGAGTTTACGTTCGGCGTTTTGTATAAAGACCGTCAGTTCTTGTTTATTTTCCGGTTTCAATTGGGCAATAAGTCGGCGAGCTATAGCTTTGATTTCAAATTCAGTCGGTTCAGTATTTTGAATGTTTAAAACGGCTAATAAATCTTCTATGGTATAGTGGTCAATATCCGTATCCATATACTATATAAAGGAACATATTTTATATTCTTTATATACTTGCTTTGCTTATACTTGCTGTGCTTATACTTGCGCCGCTTATACTTGCGCCGCTTATACTTGCGCCGCTTATACTTGCGCCGCTTATACTAATATATCCGTAATATAGCTCGGTACCGTCCGATCCAAACAAGGCACCGACATTTTCCACTCTAGTCGCAGGGGGACAGTGTTTGCCGCCGGGGATTTGCTGGTCCAGTGGGTTTTATTCAACAAAACATAGAGTTTTTTCGCGCGATTTACCAGGCCACCAGCATCTCGGGGAGGCACATGTTTGGATGCCCATTCAAATTGCAACGCTTGAGTTTTCGTCTGAAACCCACTAATTAAACACACGTGTTCCCAACCGGGGCCTTTACTTAAGGTATATTTGGCTCCACCCGCCAGTTCACCGTTGTGTTTTCGCAAGCGTTTAACCGGATCAGGGGAAACCCCGGCGTACGTACAACCTTTATTATGGACGATGTAAAAGAGCCAGGGTGTATCTACTTCACTCATTTTAGTATAGCTGCCGATTTAAACAAAAAACCTTTGATCGTATTAAATAAAATCTCCATACGTTTCATTAAATTGGGCTGATTATAAAGAAGGACAAAATCAAAAACGTATGCACTATCCAATTCTTTCAAACGATTGTGTTGAAACCCATAAAGACCATTAAAGGGTGATGGTACTAAAGCAACAATATTACGAATAAAATAAATAATAACCCCGTTCAACCAAATCATACCCACTAAATCCAGTGTTTTTCTAGGCAAGGATTTCTGCGCCTCTGTTTTTTCATCATAAGGGCCGTATAAATGGTCCATGCTACTCGCAATCAAGATGGCTAAAAGGAAATAAATCAAGGTGGTATAACCAATATCCAACATTTTAACGAACCGAAACCCGGGTTTTAAAGCCACTCTGTCCATTACTATAATGCGTTATAATTTGCCAAGTATAGTCCCATAAATACCCCCCTTGAAAATATTCGCCCAAATATTATTGATGCCAGGCCAGGCAAAGAAAATCAAGATGGTTACCAAGGAACCGACCAAGACATCCGCGGTATAATGGATGCGTGAGCCGATAATAAACAGCAATTCTAAAACAGTTAATAAACACACCAAGATTTTTTCCCAAGTACTCGGGGCTAAAAACAAAGTAAATAATGTCACTAAGACACAATGTATCGTGTGGCCCGAATACATGTAATCTAAACATTCATTCCAGTCTTTTCTAAATAGATTAAAATAAAGGGAATCCCCTTCTTTCACGGTAGAACAACCTGGTAGGGCCGGTGGAATTTGCGTAACCGAGATGAGGATTGCCCGGCCGACAAAGAGAAAGGCGATAATCCATAAATAATTAATCAAGGCGTGGGGGTATTTGACACCCCACCGGACCACGAAATATATGATAAAACTGATGAGACCGATATTCGGGAAGTTTTTGGAGAAACGTGGCAAGAGATTATGCCCCCGATCAAACAAGGGCGGAGCATTGATCTCGTGGTAGACCTGGTTTTCCGCCAAAAACTCATTGATATACCCGATGAATAAATACGCTGTAATAGCGATAAGTAATTCTTTAAAGACGGGTTTCATATTATATATAATTAAATAAAAAAGAGAGAAAATAAATTAGAAAAATGAAATTAAAACCCATAAATATAGTATAAAATAAAAGGATGGCTAGAAAAGAAACAGACTATTCAACTACTATAATTTATAAAATAACTTGCACAGATCCAGTAGTAAAAGACATTTATGTAGGTCATACGACTAATTTTTCCCAACGAAGACAGTCGCATAAACAAAATTCAACGAAGAATAAGTGTAAACTCTATAAAACAATTAGAGATAATGGGGGTTGGAATAATTGGACTATGGAGATTATTGATTTTTATAATTGCAAAAACCTCTATGAAGCCAAAATAAAGGAACAAGCACATTTTTTGGAATTAAATGCGAATTTAAATAGTATTGAGCCACTCCCACAACCACACATAAGACAGAAAAAACCTTTAGACTCCACAATGTATTTGAACCAGAATATAAACGTTATGAATACTGAATATGAATGTGTAAAATGTAATTTTAAATGTAAAAAACAAAGTAATTATAATACACATTTACAAACAAAATCACATAAAAATGACAATATAGTATTAAAAACACATGAATGTAAAAATTGTGGTAAAATATATAAACATAGTTCTACATTAAGTACTCATAAAAAAACATGCACTTCAAACAAAAAAATAGATATAAATAACAATAATAAACGCAATGGACTTATTGAATTATTGATAAAAGAAAATACTGAATTTAAAGATATTTTATTAGAAGTTATGAAAAATAATTCAAACTTACAAAAAGAACTGAACGAAATACAAAAACAACTGAACGAAATACAAAAACAACAGAATGAAATACAACAAACATTAATAAATTTATTAAATAATAATTAAAAAACTATCGATAGAAATTTCTGAAAAAAAAAGTAGTTTTCAGGTCTGGCCGACTTTTTTCAAAAAAGGACATTTTTAAAATGTCCAAAAACCAAAAATGCCTTTTAAAATGGCAAAGTTTTTTTTTGAAAAAGTGGTTTTGCTTGGAGATGCTCTGAAAATCTACGCGGCGCGCAAACATTTGTGACGATAAAATTTTCAAAGAATTTATTAAGTTTATAGGAAAAAGGTTTAGGCATTTTTTTCTGTTCTAATATATAGAACATGTCCAAAACCACAGATTCGGCTTTTGAATGTTCGTTGTGTGATTTTATTAGCAGTTCCCAAGCAAAATATAACACACATTTATTGTCCCGTAAACACACCATGCGCACGGAGCTGGAAAAAAAAATGCCGACAAATTCTGTGTTTGAATGTATAGTTTGTGACTTTAAATGCAGTAAGCACAGTAATTATAACGCGCATTTACATACAAAAAAACATTTAAAAAAAATGCCGACAATTAATGAACCTAGCGAAGAAAAAACCAACACCCCCACAAGTTTCGCGTGCACTAAGTGTAAAAAAGCCTATAAAGCGCGAAATAGTTTATGGTATCATGAACAAAAGTGTAATGGAATAAATACTACAACAATTGAAAATGTATTTTTAGATATTAAAAGTCTTATAATAGAAGTTATGAAAAGCAATTCGGACTTACAACAACAAAATCATGCCATTCAAAAACAATTGCTTGACGTCTGTAAAAATAGTAATAATACGATTATAAGCAATAATAATAACAACAACAAAACCTTCAACCTGCAATTCTTCTTGAATGAGCAATGCAAGGATGCGATGAACATCACTGATTTTGCGAATTCCTTTGACCTCCAGCTGTCCGATTTGGAAACGGTGGGGGAGTTGGGCTACGTGGAAGGCATTACCAAGATTATGATGGATAAACTGAATAGCATGGATATTTATAAACGACCGATCCATTGCAGTGATGCGAAGCGGGAAATTATTTATGTCAAAGATGCCGATGTGTGGGCCAAAGAAGAAAAAGACAATCCAAAGCTCCGCCAGGCCATCAAAAACGTCTCGTTTAGAAATATGAAACTCGTTTATAACTGGAGTAATGCTTATCCCGAAAGCAAGGACAGTGAATCAAGGTTAAATGACACCTATATGAAACTCGTCATTGAATCCACTGGGGGAAAGGGGCCCATCTTGGAAAGTGAAAATAAAATCATCCACCGGATCGCCAAGGAAATCGTCATAGATAAAACCCATAATTGATACGTTTACCGAGCAGAAGAATTACCAACCGAATTTATATGTAATCCGATAACAATAATCAATATTACACAAGGGCCCCATGGTCTCGGATTTATACCATGTATAACCGCGATTTGCACACCAGGATTGAGGATCCCACTGACAAAGCCCATAATCGTGGATTTCTTCCCTTATACGGATATAGTGGTAGAAATAATAGACGAGTAGACTAAAGAACAATAAGCCCGCTATAAAAGTCATATCCACTTCTTCTAAACGGGCCAGGCGGGTGCGACAGAGGGGACAAGTACGCCTGATCCGATGCTGATACGTTTTCCACTTTTGGATACACGCATCGTGAAAAACGTGCTTACAACAGGTAATATACGTTGCGCGTTTACCCAGTTTTTCTAAGCAAATAGAGCATTTCTCTGTCATATAATGTAAGTAAGTTATATTATATGCAGTTATTCAGTAATGAATAGAATAGAGTTGATTAAATTCAATTTTATAACAAAATTGAATTGTGATTGTATATAAATTATATAGTAACAATTATACAAACAAATCTAGATCTCATCAAAATGAATACGTTAATCAATGAACCGTTTAGAGCTGAGCAAAACAGTGCCAAACTACGTTTAAAGCTGACACAACAACGTGAAAAAATTAATATGGAATATAAGCATCGCGAAGAAATGCTTCGGATAGAAAATAAACAGCTGGTATATTCAAACCAGAAAGAAGCTGTATGTAAAATTATTGAACACTTTTACAATGGTAAACATGCTGTGTCTTTGGTTGCCCAGCCAGGCGTAGGAAAAACAGGAGTTGCATTAGAACTAGGCTATAGAGTAGCCAGTCATCCTGATGATAGTGTAATTATTAGTACTGACGATATTCATACGCACTGTGGAATGAATGACATAGAATGGAAAGAACAATACGAGAAAAATATGATACCATCTTTGCGAGATAATATTGCCCATCGGTCTGTAATAAAGAAGTCTACCAGAAAATTACACGACCTTAAAAATGGAATTATAATTACAGATGAAGCTCATATTGCTTCGGGGAAAGGTATGTCACAATCTAAAGTTCTAAAAGAAGCAGGTTTACTAAATATAGATAACCTTTTGTTAAAGAAAAATAAATTGTGTACGATTTCCGCTACGCCGGAAGGTATACTGGAGGACATTAAACAATGGGGTGAAAAGGCTGCCCTCGTGATACTTCAACCTGGACCGATTTATAAAGGTTTTCAAATTATGATTGACGAACAACGTATTCGTGATACGCCTGAATTAACAACAGAAGAGGATGTGGAAAAGTTATTGAATATATTTGAAGACAGATATAATGGAAGACCGAAACGATTCTTTCCTATGCGCGGATTGACTGGTGACGCTCTGCATAATATATACACAATAGCGACACGTAAGGGTTGGATCGTGATACACCATGATTCAGTTGACACAATTGAGAATGTTGATGAATTGATGTCCACTTCACCATCTCAACACACAATTATATCCATAAAAGAATACTGGCGAGCATCAAAACGTTTAATTCGTAAACATATTGGCGGAACATACGAGAAACCTCCTAAAAAACGTAACACCAGTGCTACATCACAAGGTCTAACGGCACGTCAATGCGATAATTATGAATATGAAGGTGAATGGTTAAACCCTGAATTACGACCCTTACATTTTTGTGATCTTATTGCCATTGAGGAGTATTTAGAGTGGTTTAATAATGGTTGTGATTATGCCTATTCAACGTATTCATCTGCAAATATTAAATCAAAAAATGGGACAGTAAAAGCACGGCAAACTTTATTACACCCATCAAATGTTGATGGCTTAGATGACGTGGAAGAGAATGAAGATAACTTAATACTCACCGATAGTTACCAAATTTCACAAATCTTTCCACTTCAGTCAGAAGCGATGGAATGGGGACGTGCAAATATTAACTGGGAGGGGGGTAGATGGAACACGCAACACCAATCAAACCCTATAAGAGTAAATCCGTGTAATCCAGATGGTAGTCCTGGTAATACACATATTCGTTATAGAGGACAATCGCACCTAATTCTAAATGAAGAGGCATTTAAAAGACAGGGCGATTATAGTAGATTTGGTTCTGGAGTTCGTTGTGTGCCGATAAAAACGGGAAATACATTATCATTTATAATCGCTTATAAGTCATCGTGGTTACGTGTTTAAAGTAGAAATTTTTACGATATCTTCTACGTGTTCTGTACTTTTTTATAAAAGTATATATATAATGTCTCTCTTCGGCAATAGAATACCTTATGAATTTTTTTTAACCAAAGGGAAAGGGGAATCCAATGCCGGTTCGGAAGGTTTACCATATGAAACTGGTTCGTATGATGAGGCCTTGAACGACGCTGGGATTCAAAATACGAATGTAATTCAATATACGAGTGTGATGCCGACCTCAGCCAAGGAAATCCGTTTAGAAGAAGGTTTAAAGCGGATACAATGGGGTGAGGTCATGGAGTGTATAAAGGCCCAATCCGATGGAAAAAGAGGCGAACACATTAGCGCAGCTGTGATGACCACGACCATTACCGATCCACAAGGAAAGTATTTAGGGGGCTTCGCGTGTGAGTATGCAGGCCATGGTACAAAGGCGGATGCGGAGAAAAGTCTTTTGGAATCTATCATTGATATGATTAAAAGACGGGGTTATGGGAATCTAAGCCAAGCGACCGAGATGTATAAGGACAATGTAACTGATAAAAAATACGTCATCCACCCTGGAAAGATCTTTGTCTATGATGATTTAAAGATAAAAAAAGAGCACGGGTCCGTCTTCACAGCCATTTGTTTCGTAAGTTATAAGTACCCAAAGGTAAAAACTGGGTCTGTCAAGCGAATTAAAGAGAGAAAGAAGAAGTATTTGAAGAAAAATCGGACGATTAAAAGAAAGAATAAATAGCGTTTCTCTCTAGGAAAACAATATAAAGCTATAGTTTGTAATTGTAATTAAAATGAATAAAGAATATAAATTTACGTATTTATTATTTATAATCAATGATTATAATCCCAAGTATAATATAAAAGCTGAATTTAAAAATATAATATTTTTGGGAACAGGGAGAGAACCAGATAAATTATATTATAATGGCTTGGATGCTGAAAATGCAAATAAAGAAACTAAAGCCATTATACTAACATGGCTAAAACTAGTGCAAGATAACTTGGATGAACAAGAGAAAAAAGACTTGGAATATGCATTTATGTATAACCCTGAAAGCGAATTTGTGTATAGTATAAAAAATATGACTTTGTGTATACAAAAAATTAAAAATTTAAATTAAATAATGAATTGAATAATAAATTAATTTTTAGTTAATTTATTTTTTTTTGGTTTTACTACCTTTGATTTTTCTATAGGAGTTTCAATAACAACAGGTAATTCAACCGGTACTTCAACACCAGATTGTTCTATGGTTGTGTCTTCTGTATCTTCCTCATTCATCATACTTTTCCTTACAATACAGCCTCTGTAATGCGCAGACATAGAACCTTGGTTTTTTCCAACAAACTCACAGTATTCACAAGTATATTTACTAGTAGAAAACGCATAACGACTAGAAAGATAATCATCCAAACTAGGAATTTTAATTTCATTCATTTGTTTTATCATTTTTTGATTACATTCTTTAATTAATTTTATCATATTTATTTTTTGTATAGCATGATTTTGATATTCGCGATTAATACTATCTAATAATTCTTTACTGATTGTGTCAACTTCACAATTATTATCTAATTCATCTAATTTATTTTGGAAATGATCAATAATATTAATAGCTATACGAATCTTTTCTGCATCATTATTTACTTCATGTAAATAAATTAAAACGTTTTTACCCGAAATATCTATTTGAAAATTCTCTTTATTTGCGATTCCATAATTTTGAGAGAGAAATAATCCACAACAATCATTTTTTTCCACATCATGAATAAATTTTTTAACTTCTTCTTGCACAACATTTTTGTCCCAATTTTTATTTTCAATTAAAATCTTAGGTTTATTATTACGGGTAAGAATAATATCACCTGTTTCTTTTGTAGTACCGACAAAATCAATTTGTGAACATGGATATAACGAATGTAATATATTATACACAATATTTTCTGATATTTTACCCTTTGAACTTGAATTCTCCATTTTTTTAAGTAATTCAGATACACTATTATTTAGCGATGAAGTAATATTTTGACTAGATGATGATAATTCTTTTAAATAATTTAATTGTGATTCTGTTGATGACTTAATCTCTCTTATGCTGGAATCTAATCGTTGCTCAGTTGAACCAAAAAGCGTTTGTGATGAGACAATAGAACTAGAAAATTTTCTATCAATACCTGAAATAAATTCATTAAAAGATTGCTGACTAATAGACGTAGATAATAATTTATTTGTATCTTCTGCAATAAAGTTATGTAGCTCTTTCATAGATTCATTAATTTGTTTTATTATTGTTTCATCATGATTTTTTGGAATAAGTTCATTAATCAGTAAATGTGTTTTATCCAACATAATTGAGTTTTGTTCTTTAATCAAAGGGGCAACCCTTTCGGCCACATTGTTGGTTAAGATCATTTTAACATCTTCAATATATTCTCTTTTAAATTCTGAAATTGATGTCTGTAATATTTTCATGGATTCATTAATTTGTCGTACCATTGTGTCGTCTTGATTTTTGGGTATAAGACTATTTATCAACAGATGAGTTTTATCAAGCATAATTGAATTTTGTTCTTTCATTAGAGGAGCAACTTTTTCAGAAACATTGTTAGCTAAAATAACTTTTACTTCTTCAATATAATCTTTTTTAAATTCCGATAGTTTATAATTAAAATTCATTGCAGTTTCATTTTGTGTACGTGTAAAATTATCAGTCATGCTAATAATTTGTGATTGTAGTAGTTTAATATGGTCTACAAGTTGTGTAGTAATATTTGTATTTAATGACGAATTTGCATCTTGTAAAAATTTGGACAATACATCCATAAATAATAAATTTGTTGTTTCAAAGTTTAAGCTTGGATTTTCATTGTAGAATTTCCAAAGTTTTTCATTAGTAATCGTAAGAGCATATTGAGATGTCATAATTGATTTATATTATATTATAATGTCTTCTCTTTATATCAATATTAATTGATTTAAGATTTTGTTAAAAAACTGTTTTAAATTATTTTGAACCTGAAAATTTTAACAAAAAATTAAAGTAAAATTAATTATTAAAACAGTTTTTTAACAAAATCTTAAATCAGAATTAAAATTAAAACAAAAAATTAACAAAATTTTAAATCAATA